CCCAAGCCTGCGAAGCTGCGCTGCCAATCGTTTTTCCGGCGTTAACGACAAAGTCTTTCGTAGCGTTGAACGCGGTCGTCGCAACATTTCCAATAGCCTGCCCTGCTCTGCCGACGAAATCTTTCGTAGCGTTGAACGCAGTCGTCGCGGCGCTACCAATAGCTCTGCCGGCGGTTACAATCGCGTTCTTTGCCGCGTTAAAGCCGTCAGAAGCGAGCCCGCCAATTGTTTCAAGACCAACCCTGATGCCTCCGGCAACCGTGTTGTACACAGGAGCAATTGCGTTAACAATCGCGTCACCAGCGCGCTCAAACAGGCCCTGCTGACGAACTTGGGTGTTAATGCCCGTCTTCTGTTCCTGTTTCGTCAGCGTCTTGGGTTCGTTCTTTATCAGCTTGCCGCCCGACGTAATGTAATCGCTTTTAACAGGGGGTAACCGGTTCCCCTGCGGCTGCCTGATAGGAGGTTCAGGAGCAGCAGCTCTCCTCTGAACGCCGCCCGTTTTATCGCCGGGATAAACATACCTGTATTTTCCGTTGCCAAGATCGATGCGCTCGATATATTTGTGATCGTCCCATACAGAACCCTTCTGTGCACCCGGCGTTCCGCCAGAGCCAGAAGAGGAGCTGCCGGTACTCTTCTTCTTAATCGAACGCGTAGCCGTAGTCCTTGCAGTGGCAGCACTACTGCTGCCTGTGCCAATTCTACGCTGTGCCATCTCGTCACTCCTCTCTTAACCAAAATCGTCTTTATGCAGCTTATAAGCTACATAAGCGTCCAGCATTGCGGCGACCGAGTCGATCTTCTCGTCGTACCGCATCTTGTTCAGTTTGAGGTTACCGTTCGTATCCTCATCTGCCACGCAGTTTCCCATCGTAAACTGCATCATTTCCTCGTCGAACAAAAGCGCCCGATCCTCAGCGAGTTTCTTAAGCTCTCCAAGAGGAACGGACTCTGTTCGCGCACCTTGATTTACTTTTTCAATCCGATAGGGGCCGTTCTCTGTAGACCATCGCTGAATGAATTCCTTCGCGAAGTACGGATCGTACCCGAGAGTAACGACATCGTAACAGCAATCAGAAATATGCCGTTCGAGGTCTTCGTAAATCTCGTCCGTGTTCAGTACGGTACCTTCCATAACAATCAGGCTGCCTTCCTGCAGGAACCTTGAATACGCCTGAAGCATACCAGGGGATAGCCGGTTGTACGTTCTGGAGGTGATGTAGTTCCTCGTCTTCACGCCGAACCGCATCCCTCTCAGAGGAAACAGGAACGTGAACGAACAGAAGTCATCACCCTGAGACAAGTCACATCCGAGCGAGCACTGCATGTTGTAAAAGCATTGCCGCTGATGCGGTATTGTTTCCTCGAACCGGAAGAAGTACGAAGTACCGATTGACGGAATACCGAATCTCTTCGCAAGCGTGTCGTTACGAACCGAGGGGGCCTTTTCAGCGCGCTCAACTTCCGTCTGGTAGGTTTCGTAAGTTACAGTGACACCAAGGTTCGGGTTTGCTTTCACCCAAGTATCAGGGTCTGCAACTTCTTTCACGTCGTCAAGCCTGTACCACCAGATCGAAACGTGCGGGTTGTAATAGTTCCCTCTTAAGATGTCCAATAATTCCATTTTGATTGTATCGCCGGGCCCGTTACGTGTCGTTCCCTCCGAACTGGCAGCGATAATCAGCCAGTCGTCGTTCTTGCTTGCGCCCTGCTCGATGCTTCCGATTACATCCTCTTTGATATCGCCGGAAAGCCACTCGTCAACGGTAGCGATAACAGGCCTCATGCCCTGGGTCTTGTTTATGGACATCGGCCTTATATTCATCAGCGAGTTCGTGAGCGCGTTCTCGATGCCTTTCTTGCTGCTGAACAGCTGAGGACGGTTAAACCGATTTCCCGTCGTGTTCTGCAAGCTGCCCATGGTAAGAAACTTCAGCCAGGGCCCTCTTGCACGCGTTAGAGCTGTGCGTATCGGGGACACGACTTCGTCCGCCTGGGCCATCGTGGGCGCGCATGTCATCTGGTAGCAAGTTGCGGAATTTGTAACAAGGTTGAAAGCGTGGTGCGTTGACAGGTAAAGCGATTTGGAGCCACCCCGCCCAAGGATCAGGTACTGCTTATTCACGAGACGCTTCAGCATACGCCGTGTCCTGTAACGAACATGGCCGTCGGGGTCCTTCATTGGGACCGTGCGGTCAATGTAATAGTACCAGCCGTAGATCTGCTCAGCCCACAGCTTGTAGGTATCGAGTAGATACATGTCCGAACCGTCGACAAGCGTGAGCTCCTTCTCGCAGAACCGTATGTACCGCTCGACGCCTTCCGGGTCGTAATAAAAGACCGGGCTTTCAATCAACCGGTCGATCCGGTTCATCTCAAGCGACACCATCTCGTTGACCGGTATCTCTCCGCGCAGAACCTTGTCTCTAAATATACCATAGTACTTCGGAACGGCGTTATTATACAGCTCGCTCATTTGCCCTTGCCTTTGTTCTTACCCTTGTCCTTTACCTTCTTTTCTTCCTTCAGGTGCTCCATCTTCTGCTGGTGCAGCGATTCCTTCTGAATCGTGTCAGCAACTGTCTTAATCGACGTCTCAATTCCGTAAGCAGTGCCCTTGATAACTGCACCCGTCGTCTGGTTGAAGGCATCCTTAAGGACTTTAGCGATAACGCCCTCGCCCTTCTTACCTGTCTTCTTCTGCTTCACACCAAGCAGGTCGAGATACTGCTTCTCTTTCTGGAGACGCGTCAGCGCTTCGTCAAGCTGGGCGTCGCCATACTTGCGAACGTTCCTCTTTTTCGGAAGAGCCGACTTGCGCCTGCGCGCTTTCTCTTCGACCTTCGCTTTCTTCTTGTTCTCTTTCCTTGCAATGGCCGCCTTCGCCTTTTCAAGCTCGTGGCGGTTCTTCGTTTCAGCCTTGAGGCGATGCTTCGCCTCAGACTGCTCGATTCTCCGCTTCGCGTCGTTAAGCTTTCTGGTGCGCTTGCCTTCGCTTTTCATCTCCCGGATCTGCTCACGCGTCTCGCGATTCTTTGCGCGTGCAGCTCTGGCTTTTTCAGCTCTCTTTCGATTGTATTCCTCAAGAGAAGTGAAAATATGCTGGTACCATTTCATTCCCAATCGACCCCAGTGCGAAAACTCGTCTCCGCCTTGGTCGATCCCGAAATAATTATCCTGTTCCATACTTTCTTTCCACCTCCTTTGCCTGAACAATCAGCCGGAAGGCCAGCTCTTCCTGCTGTTCCTTAAACGAGGTGAGTACGGACGGCATAGACGGCGGGTCGAAGATCTGTCTGAGCCTTATATACATATAGGAAGAAACTGCACTGTATTCTTCCCAGTGTTCACCGAGGTAATCTTCCCAGGTTTCGTCCGGTCCGCGGATCGTGAAGGCCTTTTCAGCAGAGCCGATGCCGAGCTGACTCAGTACCATAAATATGCCATTGATGGAATCGATGATGTCCTTGTCAAATGGGGTGTATGTCTCGGGAAGCCCGAGCTTGGCCTTCATGCAGCCAAGTATGCTCTTCGTTTCAGCCATTCGCATGCCTCCTCTCTACCACAGTTTCGTGTCACCCGGCCGTCGTATAACCGGATCCCTTGGTAATTGCGACGCGTCTCCGAAATGTATGGCGTTGTGCGTTCGCGGTGACACGCAGATGAGGAACTCCGGATTGTAAACATCCGAGACCTCACCGAGAATGTCCTCCGCTGTGATCGGGTTCATGTGGTGAACGATGATATGTTCAAATATGCCATAACCCTCTATGCCAAGATCGCATCCGTTGTCCCTGAGAATGACTTCGCGACGCGCGCGTTTCCATCTCGGGTTCTTCTGGTACAAGTCTTGGTTAAGGAATCTATCGTGCATGAACGTCGGATCACCAACAACGCCTTTAAGTTTCAGATACTCAAATCTTTCCATGAAAGTTTTCAGTTGAGAGAGCTCAGTATATGTCTTCCTCATCCTGATACCTCGACTTTGGAGAGGAGTACGAGCGAATCGCGTCAAGGGCCTCGGTGTAAAGGCGCGAGCTCTCCTCCTGTCGCTTAATGTTCTTGACCTTTGCACGTGCAAGGTCAATCTTTTGCTTAATCTCCTCACGTTCCAGATTTTCTCGGCCCAATCCGTAACGGAGAAGTGTGACAATCTCCTGCGAAGTCGCCTCTCCACTGCGTAGGCGCTTCTCGGCGAGGTTCATGGCAAGCTGGATCAGCCTTTTCTCCTGCTCATCTGGCGTAGAAGCCGGTGGCATGTCGATTTCTGGCATCTCGCGAGGATCAGATGCCGCTTTCTTCTGTCTTGGCATCCCGTATCACCTCTCAAGTAGAATTTTAATGTGAGTTGCTGTGTAGTTTCTGCACACTTCTGGAAGCTCTTCATATGAGAAACCCGACTTATAGGCAGGTTGACAAGCACAATAAGGAGGTTTTGTGACATGAGAGAAAGCCAGGCCAGCTGTTCCAAGGAGAGAAACACCTAGAGGAAGAATCAAGCCGGGTTTCCCATATGAAAAGTTCCCAGAAAAATGCCCTTCCGGGGAAAAATTCAGG